ACGACGCCCTGCCCCGGCACGACCGCGCACGGGACGCCTTCATACGTACAGAACGCCACAGCGCCTACGCAGGCAGCCTCTAGCGCGGCCTTGTCTGCGGCATACATCTCGCCATCGGACAGCCAAAGCTCCTGCGCTTCGTCCTCGGCCTCTTCCTCATCGTCCGTCAGCGCGGCGGCCAGTTCGGCAACCTGCGTGCGCGCAAGGTTCGCGGAATAGATCGCATAGACCGCCAGTCCAAGCGCAACAATGGCGATGGACAGATCGAGCATGGCGGCCTCGGTGGCGTTGAATGAACCCGCGTCGCGGGCATGGCCCCACGCGGACTGCGCCCAAAGGCAACAGCAGCTTGCGCAGGCCAATGGCCCCGCCACAAGCATTCACGCTGGCGGATGCGCCCTCCCAGCGGAATAGATGGCCCGCGCGCTTTCGCGGCTTCGCGTTGCGGTCGTCGGTGCGCGTCCGCAGGCGGCGCGATCAATGCAACGGGCGGGCTAAGGTTTCAGAATGGCACAACAGGCCGATTATCTAGCCTAGTTAAGCCGATCCATCCCATTTTCGCCCGGTTACGGTTTCCCAGCGTTGCGTGAAATCACGACTGAAGCGTCCGTCCAACGTTTCCTGCATATCCAGCCGGAACCCAGCAATCAGGTCGCACGCCTGCCGCTGCACTTCGTCCCGCACCCGCTGATACCCCTGCTTGCCCACACCGAACTGCTCACACCGCTTATCACGCCCCGGCACGTCATCCCGAAGGTGCGGCCACAACGCAATGGCAAGCCCGTCACGGGCCGCCTGGTGGCCCCAGTCCGCACGGTAGCCCTCGACCTGCGAACGCTTCCTCTGGCCGCTCCCACGGCTTCCCGCGAACTCCACGGCCACGCGATAGCCCCAGTCCTTCAGGTCGCGGGCATGGCGGGAGTCCTCGGCGGCGTGGGCGATGTAAAGGCGCTGGGCGATAGGCTCAGGCGCGACCGTCTTGCAGATGGCAAGCGCCCATGCGACTTCCTCATCCTGCGCGCCCCACCAATACGCTGCCGTCCGCTGGTCTGCGTCCGGGCGTTCCCGGTGGGCATACAGGCCGGCAAGCTGGGCGACTAGATCGGCTGCGCCCATTACGCGGCCCTCGCCAGCGACAGCAGACCATCCCGTCCAGACCGCGTGTTCCTTTGCAGGAACCGGCGCAAGCTCTCCCCCGCGTACTTCTGGCACAGCTTTGCCAGCGATACGTCCATCACGCTCATTGGCCGTCCGGGCATGACTTCGTTCAGCACAACGATGCAGCGCATGTGCGCGTTTGCGTGCGACTTATAGGACTCATCGTGCAGGTAGCACGCCCCGGCCACAACGCCACGGATCACGCGTCCAGTGGCGTATTGCTTCGTGCCGATGTCCAGCGTTTGAACGTGCCCCATCACGAACTGCTCGCCAATCTGTGCCAGCTTGTAGGACGCAGCCCCGCCTATCGGCTTCCCCGTCATGCCATTGGCGAAGTAGTGCGCGAACTTGATCCCCTCTAGCTCGATGATCCCAGGCGCATCTCCGTCGTAATCCACAACCTCCCAGCCAAGCGCACGGTCATTGAAATGGGCATACGTCAGAGCGCCCTGCAACTTCGGATCGTTCGCCACGGCTCTTGCGATGCGTTGCTCGTGATTCCCGCGCAGAATCACCTTGCGCTTTGGCCTGAAATCGCCCATCGCATCCTCTAGGCGCTGCAATGCCGCGTTCCCAGCCTCAATGTCGGCCATGTATCGCTGGCCTTCCTTGTCCAGCGGGCCGCCGTGCGTGGACAGACTGGGCATATCCCAGTGGTCGCCGAGGTGGACAACGTAATCAGGCCGATAATCGCGGATGGCCGCGCCGATCCAATCCATGTGATGCGTCGGAACGCCAGGACGAACCTGCGTGTCCGGTATTACGACGATCCGCTTACCGAGCCTCACGCACCCTTCTCCCGGCCAGTCCCATCTTGGGACTCGCGCCACTTGCGGTATTCCTCATACTCCGCAAACGGGATGGACACGTTGCAGTTTTCCAGCCATGCGTGGTTTTCCAAGTCCCGGCGCAGTTCCGTTTCGTGGTCGAACACCCACACGAACCGCAGCCCGAACCCCAACACAGCCGCGTCCAATTCAAACTGACCAAGCATCCCGTCAATCTCCACGCTGGCGTGGATGAACCGGAACGTTTGCCAGTTCCATTTGCCCCATAGCTGCGGCCAGTCGCACGACCAATCCAGCGAAAGCGAATCAAGCATGATCGGCCTCCGGCTTGTCGAAGTTCAGCGCATCAATCACGTCCTCGCCAGCTTCGGCTGCTTCCTGCTGCGCCAGCACGCGATCAGGCTCATGCGGGCCTGCCGTAGCGGGTGCGCCGTCCAGAATGGCGATTTCCTCCGCCGTGAATCGCCGCAGACGGGGTTCAAGCGCGACCCGCGCGCCGCGCGCGACGGGCGCTCCTGCCGCTTCCAGTTCCTTTTGCAGCAACGCCAGCGCACGCCACGCGACCTTCGCGCTATGCAGTACGCCGTCCGTGTCCACCGTTCCGCGCTGCATCAGGTGCCGTAGCAGCGCATCGGCTTCGTCGCCGGACTTGGCGCGATCCCAATGCAGGGGCTTGCCGGGGTTGTGCTGGTCGTTGCCGGCCTTGCTCAACGCCGCGACCGCGACGATGGCATCGGGGAAGTAGTCGAGCACGCCGGTCACGATGGGCAACGCCTTCCTTGCCGCGGGGTCAGTGGGCAGGACGTTCTCGGCGGGACAACGCAGGCACGGGGCGTCATCGCTGGCCAACGGAGCGTTGCAGCGCATGCAGATCATGGTGCCCTCGGGGGAAGGGTTAGACGAGCTTTTCCAGTTCCAGGCGCAACGCCTTGGGCGTGGTGCGGAAGTCGGTGTCGAGCGTGGGATTGGCCAGCCGTAGGACCTCGGGCGTCTCCTGCAACACGACGCCCTTGCGCAGCCACTTGCGCTTGGCCAGCACGACGTTGTGGAAGTGGATGTAGGCGTTGGCCGCGCGGGTGTAAACAGACACGTCCACGGGCGCGTCCAGCTCACGGATAAGGCGAAGCGTCCTGCGCTCGCAGTCCTCCTCCACGGCCTGCACCGAGCGCATGGCCGCCCTGGGGTTAGCGATGGTCTTGCCGGCCAGCCAGTGCCACATGCCGTCGTCGTAGGCCCGCCAGGCGGGGATCGACTCAGCCCATTGGGTCAGGTGGCAATATTCGTGGAGCATGACGCCCAGCCAGCTCGACGCCTGCCGTCCGGTGGCCACGGCCAGCGTGCGGGTGTCGCCGCAAAAGTAGCCGCCGCAGGGGGTGCCGTCGTTGTCCACGCTCTGCGCGGGGTCCACGATGACGCGAACCCCGAACGCCAGCGAGCGGCGCACGATCTCGGCAAGCACATGGTCTGCGCTGGCCATCGGCGTCCTCGCTGGTGGGGATGGATCGAATCGCTCGGGTCGGCTGTCCCGCCTGCCGTGACCTGAACGCCCCGCCGGGAACTCCCAGCAGCAAGCGCCAGCGGCCGTCCGCATCCGATGCCGTGTTGCGGACCCTTCCCCCGCGAGAGCGGGCACCGAGCGATCCAAAGTGATGAGGTCGGCCCGCCTACGCTGGGCAGGAGGGCCTTGAGCCGGCTTCGGGGCGTGAGCGCCGGGCCGACATGCACGCCCCGGTAGCACCCGAGCGCGTGGTTCTGAAACGCAAAACCCGGCGCTTGGCCGGGTCTCTTGGCTTGAATCTGCCGCAGGTGCAGTTTCGCGCCGTGCCTATTTACCACTAAAAAACATGCGATGCAACAGTTCTTTGCCTCGCGCACGCGCGCGTCACCGTTGAGTCACCGCTTCGTCGAGGCGGCAGCCATCATGCGACCGCTGGCCATAGGAGTGACCACAGACATCGCAGTGGATCTCGTCAACGTCAATATCGCGCAGCTTTTCGCGTTGCTGGGCGCGGTAGATGGCGGCCATCTCCTCGCAATCGTCGTCACAGTTGGCCCGCTTGCATATCCGGCACGTCGTCTCGGCCATTTTGCCTCTCCTGGTTCATTTGCTTCACAACGCCCCGAATCAGCTCCACCACCCACTTGTCGGGCTTGGTGTGCTCGTTGACCGGGATCATGTCGGGATCTTCGGGGAGGGGGAAGGTGGCGCGGTTCATGGCCACGGCTTCCGCTTTGGCTTGGCCTTCTTGGGTTTAATGCGCTTGACGGCGCTGAAGGCGAGCACGTCGTCGATGTCGCCGTCCTTCCAGTCGAGGCTGAAACCGCCAATTTCGCGCTTGAGGCGTTCACGGACGGCCTGGAGCTTGTCGCCATCCTCGGGGAGGTCGTGGCCGAACTTGAACCACTCTCCCCGTAGCTGACGCCCTTGCTCTGCCATGCCGCGCTTTACTGCGGCCTCGAAGTAGAAGGCGTCGGCCCGGATGCCCGCCCAGGCCCACACGAAGGTCAACAGGGGGAACGGACATCCTTGGTAGACCTCGTAGATCCTGCGGTAGGGCTCGACCGTGACCCCCACCTTTGCGATGCCGTGGCCGTGGTGGGTTTCCGCATAGGCGAGGTAGACCGCATGGGCCTCGCCGGCGTTGAACCCCATCAGGCGGCCATTGCTATCGAACCTGTGGGGGCTGTGGACGCTCACGGGTCGCCCCAGAGCGCGGCCAGCAGTCGGCGTTCCTCGTTGAGGAAGATGCTCTTGAGCCATTGCAGCATGTGTTTGTGTGCGGGCAGGACGACCTCCAGGAACTGCTTGCTCCCGCGGTCAAGGCCAACCGCCTTGGCCCGCCTGTTCAGGGTCCAAGCCAGCCAGCCCAATCCGGCGCATGTGGGGCAACTGTCCTCGTAGACGCCCCGGCCCTCCTCGTACAGCCGGATCTTTCCGGCGCCCTTGCAGTCCTCGCAGACATGGGTATCGACAAACTCGTCGTAGGCCGCCCGGTTGATCGCGGCCATCATGGCGAATGCCTTTTGCCGGCTCCGGTCCCAAGCCTTCTCCTGCCTTGTGAGTTCCCCGCCGCCTTTTGGCCGCACGGCTTTGAGGGACTGGCTGAGGTGGATGCCCAACTCCTTGAGCATGGCGTTTGACAGCGCGACCCAATCGTAGGTCGAGATCAGGTGGGTCGCGGTCTTTGCGAACACCGCGCGGGTGGCCTTGTCCGTGGACATCAGGCTGTCGATCGGCACCATCCAAGTTAGGCGGTCGCTTTGGGGGATGGTGGACTTGCCGCCGGATGGCTCGTAATCCGGGCCGTGGGGCAGGCCCAGGTTCATCACCCGCTCACTCCGCATCGGTGCTCGCTCCCCTGATCTCGTTGTTCTGCCTGTCCCAGCCCCGTTCCCACTCCGCCACCAGCACGTCCGCCTCGATGCCGCTGCGGTAGATGTAGGGGTTCTGGGAGCGTGTCTTGCCGGCCCTGCGGTCGGTCATGCCGCGGTCAAACGCCTTGTCTGCGTCTTGCTTGGTCACCTGCGGCTCCTCGTTGGGCCTTGTTGCGGGTTGGGATTCACGACGCTGGGCAGGATCGGAACGCCCCAAATGCGGTAGCTGGCTTCCAGTTCTTCGCGTAGAAGCGGGTCGCAGGAGAACGTCTTGCCGTGGTCGCGCAAGGGCTGGCGCTGGTATTGGGGATTGGCGGGCTTGGTCACAGCAGCCCCTCCACCGCATCCGCCGTCATGCGTGCGAGCGTCGCGTCATCGCCGAAGTAGGCGTGAAACGGCACGGAGCCTTCGGCCAGCGATGGGCCAAGGCGTTCTCGGTGCTCGGCCAGCGTCCAGCCCTGCACGACGACCCGTCCGCGGTGATGGAAGGCACACAGCCCCACCGTGGCGCCATGTCCGATCCGCAGCCCGCCCGACAGCAGGTGGTGCGCCTCGACCACCGTATCCGGGTTGTGCGGGAACCCCTGCGCGATGCAGCACACGCACCCTGCCCGCTTCACCAGGTCAACGTGCGCGGATTCCGCCTTGTTCATCGCCTTGTTGCCCGGTCTCCGCTTCTTGCGGTACTGGCGCAGCGGCTTGGTGCGGGTGAGGGTCATGCCATCGGCTCCACCAGCACGCGCGCCCCGTACTCCTTGGCCTTGCCGCGCACCTGGTCGTACTTGAACCGGATGCGGGGATCGCCGTCGTCCACGCCGAAGCGGTCAGCGATGCCGTCGCGCAGTGCCTTGAACCCGCTGGCGAGGTTGTCGTCGTCCAGCTTGCGCGGGGCCACACGAATCAGGGTCACGACGCAGGGCAGCGGATGGACCGGCACGGCAAGCGCGGCCAGGCGGTGCGCCTTTGTCCTGCGGGCGCGCGTCGCCCAATGCTCGCGCTTGTTGGCGCAGGACTCGATGCGAAGCGGAAGCTCGATCACGCCCTCGCCCTCCGGTAGAACCGCTGCTGCGAGAAAGCCGGGCTGAACGCCGGCACCTGGGGCTGCAGCACGGCCCACTGCGCAATGAGCGACGCCGCCAGTGTGTCGGGGTGCATGCCCGGATGGACGGTGATCTCCGCCCGTGGCCCGGTCTTGGTGAGGTTGCTCGCGTCATCCACGGCGACGAGCTGGCGAGCGGACTGGTGGGGATGGATGCCAAGGAAGATCCGCACGGGCTTTCCGGCCTTCTTGGCGATCCGCAGCAAGCGGGTTGCGGTGTAGGCGGGGTCTTGGGTGGGGATCATGCTGCGGCTCCAAGCGGAAGCCCCGGTTGGTTGTCGCGCAGGCGACGCTCGGCGATGGCGGCGTATTCGGGGTTGAGTTCAGCGCCCACGAAACGGCGGCCCAGCCGGCTTGCGACCACGGCGGTCGTGCCCGCGCCCATGAACGGGTCCAGCACGAGGTCGCCCGCGCGAGCGCCGGCCAGGATGCAAGGCTCGATCAACTCCTCGGGGAAGGTGGCGAAGTGGGCCTCGCGGAACGGCTTGGTGGCGACGTTCCACACGCTGCGCTTGTTGCGCATGTCGATGTCGTAGTCGGACTCCTCGCGGTCAGGGCGATGCGTGCCAACGGCTTGGCCGGGGATCGCCTGCTCGCGCTTCGAGCCTTCACGCTTGAACGAATTGGCCGCGCTGCGGACGGCCTTCATCGGGCCGTTGGTCTTGCCGGGCACGCGGTCGGAGCCCTTCTGCGCCTCGACGTTCTGCGCCAGCCGGGCGACGCTGCTGGCCGCTGCGGGTTCCTTGATCGCCTCGGCGTCGAAGTGGTAGCGCGGCGACTTGGACAGCAGGAACAGGTACTCGTGCGCCTTGGTGCAGCGGTCGCGCACCGACTCCGGCATGGGGTTCGGCTTGGACCAGATGATGTCCTGCCTGAGAATCCACCCGTCGGCTTGTAGCGCAAAGGCGACACGCCAAGGGATGCCGATGAGGTCCTTCCCCGACAAGCCTTCAGGCTTCCGGCCGGCTTTGCGCTCTTTGAAAGCGCCAACATTGGTCGCCGACTTTGCGCCAGGGGAGCCTCCACCAAACCCGCGCGAGTAGCTGTCGCCCAGGTTCAGCCACAACGTCCCGTCATCCCGCAGCAGCCGGCGCACCTCGCGGAACACCTCGACCAACTTGCCCACGAAGGCGTCAGGCGTGGATTCCAGCCCGATCTGCCCGTCGTGGCCGTAGTCGCGCAGTCCGAAGTACGGCGGACTGGTCACGCAGGTCTGCACGCTTCCGGCTTCGAGCCGGCGCATCACCTCGATGCAGTCGCCGACAAGGATCATGCTGCGAACACCGCCGGCAGGATCAGCGACCACAACCCCCACTGCGCGATGGCTACGACCGCAAACGCCACCGCAAAGACGATCAGCAGCCCCCACGGGATCGTGGTGTCGGGCTTGTCCGCGTGCAGCCGCACCTCGCCGCCCCCGTTGCAGGCGGGGCAAATCTCGGGCATCCAGTGGCCGGCCACGTGGCCGCAGCCTTTGCAGGTTTGACAGGTCATGCGGCGACTCCTTTCACGAACGACATCTCCATCCAGATGTCGGCGATGTAGCGCGTCGTATGCGCGATGGCGGCGACCTCGTTGGCGTTGAAGCCCTGCGTCGCCATCCAGCGCACGTCCTCGTCCGTCACGCCTTCCCAGCGTTCGGTGGTTTCGTTGAAGGTCATGCCGCGTCCTCAGCCTTCGAGGCGATCAATCCAATGGCGCCATGCAAGGCGTCGCCGACAGACGTGATCTGCAGGCGCCCCGCGCTGCTGCCGTTGGTCAAAACCTGCTGCGCCCGAGCTGCGTCACCGATCAGCACCGGCTTCGGCGGCGGCAGGCCGCGGCTCAGGTACACGTCATCCGGCGAGCGATCGCCGACCAGCTTGCGCGGGTACTGCGTCAGGTCGCCGCGGTTGGTGTAGGCGCGGTACGCCTCGGTGAAGCGGTGCTGCAAGTAGCTAAGTCGGTCGGTGTCGGTGCGGCACAACGTCACCCAGCCACCCATGTCCTCGATGCAGGCGTGGATGATCGGATCATCGAACACGACATCGGTGTAAGCCCCTACCCGGCTGGCGGCGTCGAGCGTGATGCTCCAGGCGCGGGCCGCGCGGTCGGTCGGCGTGCCCATGACCTGCCGTACCACGTCCGCAGGCTTGGGCGCGAACATGCCGCGATCCGGGTCCATCGCGTGCCGGGACAGCGCACGCTGCACAGCAGAGAACTCCAGATTGCGGCAGGCTTCCCACCACACCGACAACGCGAAGGTGGAGGTGGCCTGCCCGTAGAAGCTCAACACGTCAGTCAGCAGTTGGGCGAACGGTTCGCGGTCGCTCGGGTTCATTGCGGCTCCTGTGCCAGCCATGCGGCTGCGGCGGATTGGTTGCGGATGGCGACGGATTCCGGCACCGAGACCTTCGGCGCGGTCAGTTCGCGGATGGCGAAGCCCAGGACATAGCCGGTGGCCTTGCCGGCGCAGTCCGGCATGGCAGCGATGGCCTGTAGGTGCTCGACGGTGCCGCCGGCATCGACGTAGGCGATCAGCTTCGGGTTCAGTGCAGTCACCTGAAATCCGGCGTCGATCAGCGCGATGGCGAATCGCGCCACGGGGTTCGGGGTCTGTGCAGGGATGCCGTCGTGCCCCTCGAACGTGCCAGTCAGCACGACGCCGTTACCGGGCACGTCCGCCGCAGGCGGGGATGGATTTACAGCTTCGGATGTCTTGCTCTTTGCAAAAGCAGAAGCAGAAGCAAGAGCAGAAGAAGCGCCGTCACCTCCGCCGTCACCAATGGGGGGGATTGGTGTGGCCTTTGGTGGCTGGTTTTCCTCGGTGAAGCGAGTCCCGCCGCCACGCTTCTGGCGGACATGCTCGTCTCGCACGAAGCGGGTGCTGTACCAGCACGGCCCGGCGCTGGCCTCGACAAGCGTCACCTCCGCGCCCGCTTTGCCAGCATGGAACGGAGCGAACACATAGGCCGGCGCGTTCACGTCAGCGCCTTTCAGCACCTCCTTGACGGCCAACTCTTTCAATAGGCGCAGGGGAACGCCAGCCGCACGCGCAAGCTCTGCCAGCGAGTAGCGGGCTACGCCGTATTCGTCGGAGTCGTGCAGGACGCACAGCACGTCCATCCAGGCACCGCGCGCGGCCTCGGTGCAACGCCGCAGCTTGGCATTGCTGCGCCAGTCGGCCGGGTAGAACTGGAACGCGGGGCGCTTCATATCAGGCTGCCCGCTCCGTCGTCGTCGCCAGCGCCAGCACGGCGGACGCGGAACCCTCGGACGACTTGCGGCGCTCGCCGGTCTTGACCAGGCGGCCCTGCTTGACCAATTCGGAGCACCGCGGACGGATGGAGAACGGCGACTCGCCCAGCGATGCGGCGCATTCGTCACTTGTGCCGGTGTGCGTCGCGTACCAGTCCAGCACGGCGGCGCGGAGCGTTGCAGCGCGCCCGGAGCCTTCGATGGCGTTGGCGGCGTCCTGCGAGGTGCCGGGAGCCTTGTAGCCGGCGCGGTCGGGGTAGTTCATGGCGAGCTGGTTCATGGCTCAGACCTTCAAGTTGGCGGCGCGCATCCGCGCGATGGGCAAATCCACCAGCAAGCCGGCCGATCAGTCGGCGGCGCTGGCGCTGTTGCGGGTGGAGAGCGGTCATGTCACTCGCCCACGCGCTTGAACTGGAAGCGGTCTGCGGTCGGCCAGGCGGCAGTGCCGCGATGGTTGTTGCAGCTACGGCAGACAGGCTCAACATCGAGAGCCCGCGCGTAATCGCGGTGGTCGTACTGCGTAGCAATGCCGCCGCAATCAACACAGGCGTATTCGCCATCGGCAAGCTGCGGAAGCACTCCGAACTTCACCGCAGCCTTGACGGCAGCGGCGGCGCGCAAGCGCCATATCTCGTAGAGATCGCGCTCGACGGGCTTGCCCCACGGCCCCTTGCGGGACTTGAAGGCGGCGCACCGCGAAGTGAGCTGGCGATTGATGTCCATGTCGGACTGATGCAGCCAGCAGTACAGCCCCTCGCCATGCCGCGGGCTCAAACAGCGGCGCGACCGGCAGCGCATGGCACTATTCGGGATGGTCTGCGGGGCGAGCATCTAGGCCGCGTCCTCGATGCCGTGCTTCTTGCACAGGGCGATGAGCGCGGTGGCGCTTTCGTAGCGCGGCGACTTGGTGTTGCCGTTCCGCAGCTCGCGGATGGCATACACGGTGACGCCCATGTCTGAGGCGATTTCCTCGGCAGTGATGCCCAGGGCGATGAGTCCTTCGATGCGTGCTTTCCAGTCCATGCCGGGAAAACTACAGGATTCTGTAATCCCGTGTCAACAACATTCTGTAGGCCGCACGCAAGACCATTCCCGCATGATGAATGTAGGCGCCAGAGTGCGGCAGGAACGCGAGGCTCAGAAGATGAGCCGGGACGAACTCGCGCGCCGGATCGGCAAGAAGTACAGCTACATCGCAGAGCTAGAGCGTGGCGGCATGAAGGGCTCCACGAAGCTCCACGCAATTGCAAGTGCCTTGGGGGTGGCGGAGCGCATCCTGGCGCGTGCGGCGCGACGCGCGAGATAGCCACCGAGCCCAGCAGACGAGGCCCGCGAAAGCGGGCTTTTTTGTTGCTGCCTACCTGGGCGAGCGCCCCATTCATAATTTTCCTGAAATAAATTACAGAATCCTGTTGACAGGTAGATACAGGATTCTGTAGGCTCTCCCCACTGTCCAGCGACGTGGAGCCGAAATGAACCGAATCCTGCAACACCTGTCCGCTGACTACGCGCGGAGCCGGATCGAGAACGTGACCTGCCTGCTGCTGCCGCTGATCGTGGCGGTGCCGGTGATCGCCGTGGTGTTCGCATGAGCGCCGTGGACGTGCTGGCGGTGATGGCGAATCCGGCAGGCTGGCGCAACGGTGGCCGCTGGGGCACCGGCGACGTGGCGAGTTGGGCGCGCAATCGCGGCCAGAAGGTCACGACGGCTCGCGTGCTGACCGCCCTGCGCCGCGAGGAACGGGCGGGAAACGTCGAATGCCTCGGCCCGACTGCCGCCGATGGCAAGTGGCATGGCAACAACATCACGGCGAACGCCGAGCTTGTCTGGCGCCTGTCCGACGACTACGCGACCGCGCACGGGAACGAAGCCTGCCGCGCCGCCCTCGCCCGCTGCAAGGGAGAGAAGGCATGAGCGCCTACATCACCCGCAAGGAATCCCGCGAGGCGGTGCAGATCGCCTTCGTGCTGGGCCTGTTCGTCGGCGGTTTCGTGACCGCGATTGCGGCGACCGTGATGGTGGAGGCGGGGCTGTGAGCCGCTACGACTTCCCCGGACAGCAGGCCGCAGCGGCGGCACATGACAGCGCATGCGACTGCTGCGACCACGGGCGCAGGCCGACCGGCCCGGATGACGCCGACCTGTACGCGGACGGGTGGACACCCGGCAGCACGAAGTTTCAAGCCATGACCGCGCAGACCGTGCGCGGCAGCGATGACGACTATTGGGGGATCAACGAATGAGCGCAAGCATCTACCTGTGTGGCCCTTACGACCGGCTCGCCATCGAGGCGGACGAGGACACGATCACGATCCGCAGCCGCAACCAGTTCGGGTATTCCGGCAGCCGCGTTTCGCTGCGCCTGACCAGCGCCGACGTGGCCGCCCTGCGCATCGCGCTGGACGTGCTTGACACCACGGCAGCGGACGCCGACCTGGCCGACCAACTGGAGGCCGCATGAGCCGCCCGATGCTCTACGACTACAACGACGGCTCGCACCCCGACGAAGCGCGCGTTGCCTTCATCCGCGACGACGCAACGCACGAAGAATCTAGCGCCGAGGACTTCACCCGCTACATCGGCAAGGAAGCGATCTGGCGTGGCCGCTGGGTCATGGTCGAGTCAGCAGACGCGCACGGCGCGGACGTGTCCGACCAGGACGGCGGGATGCACTCCGTCACTTGGGCCGAACTGGACGTGATCGGCGCATGACCATCCACAAGGCCAACGAAGGCATCGAGGCCATGCGCGACGAACTGCTGCACCTGGAAACCATCGGACGGTTGCCGAGGATGGACTACAAAACCGGCAACCCCGACTTCACGGCCGCCATGTCCGGCCTTAGCGCGACGACCCGAATGGATGCGGAGTTCGCGCGCCTTTTCTCCCCCCCGGCCCCGGAGCGCAACCCCTCCCAAGTCCCCTGCTCCGGGGTCGGTACTTCTTTCGATAGCGAGGACGAGTCATGCACAACCGCATGAAGGCTGACCTGTACGCCGCCGGCTTCACGTCTCTGGACGGCCTGCGCGGCGCCATCGACCACGCTACAGAAGGTGCGAACTACGCGCCACGCCTGACCCCTTCCCGCCGCTATCGCCGCTGGCGCGTGATCGCTGCGCGCTCCGTGCTGCTGGCGGTGGCTGGGCTGGCGGTCTATCTGCGGTCGCGGGTGTAGCCGTGGACTGGATCGTCAACAGCGAGCCGGCGCTGCACAAGCTGCTGGGCGACCTGCGCGAGCAGTTCCGCGAGCACAAGTTCCTGCGCGTGTCGGCGAAGGCTGGCACGAAACGCTCGCTGGATCAAAACGCCATCGGCCATGCGTGGTACGAGCAGGTGGTCAACGAACTGCGCGAAGGCTCGGCGCTGGACGTGAAGGCGGAAAGCAAGCTGGTTTGCGGCGTGCCGATCCTGCGCACCGAGGATGCCGACTTTCGCCAGCAGTACGACTCGCTGGTGAAAGACCGATTCACCTACGAGGAAAAGCTGGAACTGATGCGCTGGTTCCCGGTGACCTCCCTGATGAAGAAGGCGCAGGAATCGAAATACCTCGAAGCCGTGCAAGCCCATTGGGCCAAGCGCGGCGTGCAACTCAACTTCCCCGATCAAGCCGCACGGGCGGCATAGGACAGCAAATGAACAGCGGACAAGTCGTCCAGTTCCAACCCGCCGTCGAAAACTACGGCACCCGCTCACTTACCGCTGCTGATGTACGCGCGCAGGTGAACCTGATGCAAGACGTGATGGCCGAGGTGATGAAGGATGGCGTTCACTACGGGAAGGTTCCCGGCACCAATAGCGTGAGCCTGTGGAAGGCCGGCGCTGAAAAGCTGATGGCGACGTTCCGCCTCGCTGGCGACCCGGAAGTGGAATCGCTCGGCGTCGGCGGCGAAGTCCACTATCGCGTGAAGGTAAACCTGCGGACGGCAAGCGGCGCGTTCGTGGGCGCAGGCATCGGTGAATGCAGCAGTAGCGAGGACAAGTACGCCTGGCGTGCCGCGCTGTGCGATGAAGAGTTTGACCTAACGCCGGAGAATCGCCGCCGGGTCAAGTTCGCCAAATGGCAAGGGAAGGTCGAGAAGAAGAAGCAGGTTCGCACCAACCCGGCGGACGTGGCGAACACGATCCTGAAGATGGCGAAGAAGCGGGCGCAGGTGGATGCGGTCATTACCTGCACGGCGGCATCGGACATTTTCACGCAGGACATTGAGGACTTGCCGGATGAGGTTGTGGCCGAAATGATCGGCCAGCAGCGAGTGAACCCGGCTGCCGCGTCGATCCAGCAGACCATTCCGCCGGACAGTCCGGAGCGCGATGCGGCGATCAAAGAGGCCGAGGAAGTCGCCTCGCTTGGCGTCGAAGCGTTCCGCAAAATGTGGGCGGGCTGGGCGAAGGAGCGTCGCGCCCTTGTCGCGGACAAGCTGAGTCGCTTCCAGTCCATCGCAGAAAAGGCCGACGCGGAGCCTAGCAATGACTGACCAGCGCAGCGCGGAGTGGTTCGCCGAACGCGCCGGCCAGATCACGGCATCGCAGATGCACACGGCCATGCTCCCGCGCGACCGAGAGCCGTTCAAGTCGGGGCCGCGTAAGGGCCAGGAGAGGCCGCCGCCAAAGGCGTTGATCGACTACGCCTATCAGCTTGCCGCCGAACGCCTGACCGGCAAGCCGCGCAAGCAGATCAAGGCGGCGGCCCTGCAATGGGGGCAGGACGTTGAGCCGGCGGCGGTGGCGGCGTATCAGGCTGAGACTGGCGTCATCGTGACTGCGTGCGGGTTCGTCCAGCATCCGGAGTACGACTTCATCGGCGCGTCGCCTGACTTCCTTGTGGATGACGACGGTGGCGGCGAAGTGAAGTCGCCCGAGTCCAGCGAAGTCCATTTGGAAACGCTGCTTACCGGCCTGCCGCCGGAACACATTGAGCAGATCCAAGGCGGCCTTTGGGTGACTGGCCGGAAGTGGTGGGACTTTGTGTCCTACCACCCGGACTTCCCCGCCAAGTACCGGCTCTATGTGCAGCGCGTCGAGCGCGACGAGGCGTTCATCGCGGGCCTTGAATCCGCCTGCCTCGCGCTGGAAGCGGACGTGCAAGAAATCCTCCAACAGCTCCAACAGAAGGCGGCTTAATCATGGCAAACGGCGTCAACAAAGTGATCCTGCTGGGCAACCTCGGCAACGACCCGGACGTGAAGTACACCCAGGGCGGCATGGCCATCGCCACGCTCAGCGTGGCCACGACCTACTCGCGCAAGGACAAGGACGGGAACAAGCAGGAAAAGACCGAATGGCACCGGGTCAAGCTGTTCGGCAAGACCGCGGAAGTCGCCGGCGAATACCTGAAGAAGGGGCGCTCGGTCTATATCGAGGGCCGCATCGAGTACGGCAGCTACGAAAAGGACGGGGTCAAGCACTACACCACCGACATCGTGGCCGACGAAATGCAGATGCTTGGCGGCGGCCAGGAATCGGGTGACGGCCAGCAGCGCGGCAACGGCACACCCCGCCAGAGCGCGCCGAGGCCGCAGAGGCGGGAAGCTGCGCCGGCCATGTTCGATGACGCAGGCGGCGATCCGTTCGGGGACGAGACCATCCCGTTCGTTTCTTCGCGGGGGATGTTCTAACCATGCGCCAGTGCCGGACGTGCGGCGAGTCGAAGCCGCTGATGGACTTCTACCGTCAATCGAACGGCGGTATCGACCGCGACTGTCGGCTTGAATGAATTGTTAG